GCTACATCTCATCGTCACTCGCTTCAGAGGTTGGTCAGTCTCGACTACCGGTACTCTGGTTTCCATTTCCCTTCTGACCCTTACGCACTCTGTGTGCCTTGCATGCAAACCGCTAAGCGGCTCGGGAAGCAGGCTTTCATAGTTATTACGGACCCGAAGGTGGCCACCCTTACAATAGTGGCTCTTACCCTTGTAACTACTAATCGCCCCCTGAACCTTTGCATCTTGGGACTACCCACGGATCCGGAGGGGGGCCTCCGAGGACCCGGTCCGACCTTTGGACCCTCCTCCACAAGTGACAGCGTGCTTCCTCACGCTCCGCGGCGCGGCTCGAGCCACTAACCGCCACCAACAAGAGAGACAGCTTCGACGTCTTCATACGAGGGTGGAAAACCCTCCTCGTAAGGAGGCAGAAGATCCCCGCGATAGTACTGTGAAAAAACCAGACTATCAGCACAGATCTCTGTCTCCTCCCGTATCACACGGGGGAAGAACCGTCGACGCCACTCCCAGCCCTTCATCGCGTGCCGCGAGAGATGGAACCCGAATCTTGACGATAAGGGTCGGTCTAAAACGGAAAGCGAGAAATCGGGACCCTTGACGGGTCGTACCTGCGAGAGCAGGAGACAATATCGGATCGCTGAGCGAACCCGACATTCCGAAAACTCAACCGACCACTTCCAGGCCACCATCTCAGCAGCGTTGATCTCCCTTTCCTCAGGTCCAAGCGAACCCGCGGGCACCAAACTAAAGCTGTCAGAAGACAGGATTAGATTATGTCCAACGGGCGACTTGGGAGGAATGGCGAGAGTACGAGTTGAAGGGAAACCAAACTTCGATCCCATTCGCCAGGCGAGCGCACCCTCAAAACCGAGCTCAGGCAGAGTCAAACGACTCGACCTGATTCGGGAGACGGAGTAGGAGAACCAGCAGCAGGCTGCACGGTACCTAACCCGACTAGGGATGCCTCGAACAAAAGAGGCGAATGTCCGACCGATTCCGGCGAGATACTCGGTATGGCGTAACATGCCAAAACGTAGTGTAGGAGAAACCTCCAGGAAACCTGACGACCATCTAAACAAGGTGGAGTTAAGTGACCCGAAGGACTCTGAAACTGACGTTTTCGTAGTTTCGACCGTCAAACCGACCGAAGAGACAGTCTCAGCCCAGAGAGATGCAAAAGAAGCATCAGACTGGAAGAGAATGTCATCGCCGTTCACCAGGAGAGGAAGGCGTGTTGACAAGCCAGCCACATGACGTGACCAGCAGAACGCGAGATAGTTCTGAAGGCACAAAAGAGGGAAACTCAAAAGAGAACCCATCATTTGTCCGACAGAAGGAACAAACTCGAAACCGTCCTCACCGATGTCCAGGGACCACAAACGAGGTCGAAGGATACGCTTAGCGTACCTCTTCACCGACTGAGGAACCGCAACGGCGTGATCTAAGATCACCCGAAGCGCCACCTCAGCAACTTCCAACGGAAGGTTGTCTGTGGCTGACTTGTAATCACCGGAAACGAGAAGACCGGCACCTTCAGAAAAACCCGCCCGTTTCAATTTCTCGGCAGTAGGGTCACCCCTACAAAGCCAGGAAAATCGCGAAAGATGGTCGTAGAGCGCCCCATGAAGGGGCCTCAACAATAGAGCATCTGCCGAGAATTTTGTCAACGGGCGGGGCTTCCCCGCACTCTGAACCACCAACATCTCAGCACTAGTAGAAACCTCGCCCTCGAAGCCGTATAAAACGGCCTCAAGGTACGAGGAATGATCTAGACCGAGACCGAAGCAGCCGCCATCACGACGACTAGCTCCATCAGTGGCAGACAGAGGGGGGGAGACGTTAAGAGCCTGACGTTCGTAAAGACCCGAATCCCAACCTTTCTTGAAAAGGTGAGAGACAGTCTTTGAAACGAACTTAAGGTAGCCGGGGGGAAGCTCTCTGGGAGAGCGCGACAGGCGGCTGGCGAGATCTTCGAGCATCGGGACTTCCATGCACTTACACGAGG